TACACTTTAAAGAATTATTTGCCCTTGACGGCAAACCCACCGATTTTTCTGAGACAGATGAAGGTCGTAGAAATACAATCATCAATCTATTAGCAGAATGGGGTCTGTTGTCAATCGTTGATCCAGAAAAGACAAAGAGCCCAATCACTCCATTAAGTCAGATCAAAGTTCTTTCTTATAAAGAAAAGAATGACTGGGCATTGGTAACAAAATATAATATTGGCAAAAAATAGTATGTAATATTTTTTATTATTATGAGGAAGTGAAATGATAGATTTTGTTAAAAAATGTAAAGTAGTGAATGAGAAAATCGATGGAATAGGTCCATGGTTTTGGACTGCATCTGACCATGGACTATGGAATATTACCAAAGACGAGTGGCCCAATCTCAAAACGCTTTGGAGCAAACATGTAACTAAGTATCGTGTCTGTGTACAGGCCGGCGGTGCTTGTGGTATGTACCCGCGACTACTATCAGAAACATTTGACAAAGTGTATACTTTTGAACCAGACCCTTTAAGCTTCCATTGCTTAACGAATAATTGTCAAACAGATAATATTTACAAGTATCACGCTGCCATCGGCGATACACATCAACTCGTTAAACTATACAGAAAGAGTCCTCATAACGTAGGTGAGAATCTAATCTCTGCAGAACACGGCGACTATGAAGTACCTATGCTAATGATTGATGACCTTGCGCTTGACATATGTGACTTCATACAACTTGACGTAGAACTCTATGAGTATCAAGCGCTGTTGGGAGCAAAGGAAACAATCAAGAAATGTCATCCTGTTATCTCTTGTGAGAATGGGGGTGAAACATGCCTTAAGTATTTGCAAACATTAGCTCCATATCAACATGTAGGCAGCTATGGAATCGCGTCACATCGTGCTGATTATGGATTTAAATTAAATGATGACGTATACAAGGTTGTCTAATGGCTAATCCATGGGATCCAGTCTGGATGCAAAGGCCGCCACCTAAACCTAAATGGGAATGGGACGTTGTGGGTCAAGGATTATTTGTCTGTAAACTTACACAAGACGTATCTTGGTTTAGACGCCTTCGAACTAGAATTTTTTTAGGGAGTAGGTGGAAGCGATTATAAATAATATTGCTGATGCCTTCGGGGTCAGTATTTTTCAACAACCTTGCTTTAACTAGGAGGCACTTATGAATACTTCGTTCTATTCAGTTGGGTTCGATCATTTCTTCGATCACTTGGCAAATGTACATTCGCACTTTGCTAAATCACTAACCACAACATACCCACCGCACAATATCAAGCAACTTGATGAGGAAAAATACCTCATTGAATTAGCCGTTGCAGGCTTTACAAAGCATGATATTGATATGCATTTGAAAGATAATATCTTAACTGTCAAAGGTAAGCACCAAACATTGGATCGCTTACTAGAAGATGGTGTAGATCAAAAGTACTTGCACAAGGGCATCTCAGACCGAGAGTTCGAGCGTAAGTTTGTTCTTGCAGAACATGTTGAAGTGACAGACGCTTCTCTCCGTGATGGTATGCTCAAAGTTTATATTGAGCGTATTATCCCCGAGGACAAGCGTCCCAAGAAAATTAATATTAATGATGGTGTACTGACACCTGCAAGCACAGCAGAGTTTTTAGCAGAAGGAGCAAAACACTCCTCCCGCTAATATAAATACTCTGGGGGGGAGGCAACTCCCCCTTTAACATCGAATTTAACATCACTTGCATTTTGCATTAGGGGGATTTATGTTGGCATTGAATATATTACAGCAGCTCTGCACACATGCCACCCCTGCCACAATACAAGTTTATGTTGATCCTCTCAACAAGACATTCACCAAATACAACATCAACACCAACCAGCACATTGCTGCATTTCTATCTCAAGTCCTCGTAGAATCCGGCGAATTTAAATTCATAAAAGAGAATTTGAACTATTCTGTGCAAGGATTGCTAACTACTTTTCCTAAGTACTTCACAGCACAATCTGCCATTGAGTACGCCCATAACCAACAAGCAATTGCTAGTAAGGTCTATGCGAACCGCTTAGGCAATGGTGATGAGGCCTCACACGATGGATATACCTATCGTGGTCGAGGGTTAATTCAGATTACAGGTAAAGCAGCGTACACACAACTTGCACATGATTTAAGTGTGCCATTAGAAAACATAATTACATACATGGAATCCGTTGAAGGCGCAACTACATCAGCAGGTTGGTTCTGGAATAGAAACAATTTAAACGCTTTAGCAGATACAGGCGACATTACTGCTGTATCTAAAAGAGTGAATGGCGGCACAAACGGGCTACAAGATAGAATCAAATACTATAATAAAGCGTTAGCTCTCTTGGGGTAGTCATGCAGGCATTCACCGGATTTATTAACGAGGGTATGAACCTTACGTTAGAATATCATGACGAACTCAATCCTCTTCTATGGCAAGATGAGGATATGAAACCCAAAGTCCGTGAGCGTCTTTTGCAGATTGGTAAGATGTGGGCAGCATTTGCTCGTATTCCTGAGGATGCCATTCGTGATGTTGTTCTTACAGGTGGCAACGCCAACTACAACTATACCGCATATTCAGATCTAGATGTTCACTTGCTTGTTAATCTTACTAAGATTCCTGGCGACAAAGATTCGCTAGACGAGCGTTTATATGATAAGAAAGTGCTTTGGGCGTACAAGCATCCTAATTTAACTGTCATGGGGTATCCTGTAGAACTATATGCACAGGACTATCGTCAAGGTGTTGCCTCACAACAAGGTGAATACTCATTGATGAAAGGTCGATGGTTGTACAAGCCAAACATCTTGACTCACCCTGACTTTGAAAATGATACTGCTTTGCTTGCTAAGATTGATGAATACAAAGATATGATAGAACATATTCTATCAGAGCCTGGCGACCATACAGGTGAAATTAATAAACTAAAAGAAAAGTTCCACAACATGAGATCTGCTGGTATACAGCGCTCAGGTGAATTTTCTATGGAAAACTTAATTTATAAAGAATTAAGAAATCGTGGATACATTACTAAACTGAATGATTACCTCCAGAAAAAGCGTGATGAGCTTCTATCCTTAAACGCTTGATTTTTTCTGGGATGTGTGTTATGATAAAACATAACTGTGAGGTACATGATGAACTTTTACACACACGCCCTACAACGTGGCAACAATATCTATCTGAGAGGTATCGAGAACGGCAAGCGGTTCAAGATCAAAGTCCCGTACAAGCCGTATCTGTTTATTCCTGGCAAGCCGAAAACAGAATCCAAATACAGAACTCTTGCTGGTCATCCGGTAGATCGAATCGATTTTGGGAACATCTACGAGGCAAAGGATTTCCTTAAGCGATATGAAGGTGTCTCCAATATGGAGATATACGGATTAGATAAATTTCTGTACACACACTTGAATGACGCATATAATGACGAAATTGTTTATGATAAAGAATTAATCAATATCTGCAACATCGATATTGAGGTTGAGTCCGATTCAGGATTCCCAAGCATACGAGATGCCGATAAGGCAGTCACAGCAATCACGATGAAAGTCGGCAAGAACATCTTCGTGTTCGGTTGCGGCGACTATGTAACATCAAAAGAAAATGTTCACTATGCTAAGTGTAAGAACGAAGCCGCCATGCTGCTCAAGTTTCTTGATGTATGGCAGCATCTAGACATTGATGTGATCACAGGATGGAACGTCGAGTTCTTTGATATTCCATATCTCGTCAATCGTATCACCAAAGTGCATGATGAGACATTCGCTAAGAAGTTGTCTCCATGGGGCATGTTAGATGAGCGCAAGATTGAGATCAACGGCAAGGAACAACAATCCTATACTCCCGTAGGCATTTCAGTCCTTGACTATCTACAGTTGTACAAAAAGTATACCTATAGCAATCAAGAATCCTATCGCCTCGACCATATCTGTTCGGTTGAACTGGGTGAAGGTAAAGTAAATTATTCAGAATTCGATAGTCTCTTTGCTTTATACAAGGAAAACTATCAGAAATTCATGGATTATAACGTGAATGACGTTCTTCTCGTTGAAAAGCTAGATGAGAAGATGAACTTTCTTGATCAAGCATTTACTATTGCGTATGACGCCAAGACAAACTTCGAAGATGTGTTTACGTCTGTTCGCTTGTGGGATGTAATCATTCACAACTATCTAATCAATCAAAGCATTGTCATTCCACAATTCAAACACACAGCAAAGTATTCACAGTTCGCTGGTGCGTTTGTTAAGGATCCACAAGTCGGATTGCACAACTGGGTTGCGTCCTTTGACGTTACTTCACTGTATCCGTCTTTGATTGTACAATACAATATCTCACCCGAAACCTATATGGGTAAGATTCGTCAGAACTTTTCTATTGATCAATTGCTTGGTGGTGCATTTGGTGATGATGAGATACAAGAACAATTAAAAGATTTGAACTGCGCTCTAACAGCGAACAGTTGTCTTTGGAGTAAAGAGAAGAAAGGTGCCTTCCCGTCTCTTGTAGAAAAGATGATGGAAGATCGTAAACTGTACAAGAACAAAATGCTTGCCGCAAAGAAAGAGTACGAAAAGAATCCGTCTAAGCAATTGAGTAATGATATTGCACGCTACACCAATATGCAGATGGCACGTAAGATTCAACTCAACTCGCTGTATGGCACGCTCGGCAATCAATGGTCACGTTGGTTTCAGATCGAGTTTGCAGAAGCAATTACATTATCAGGTCAGTTTGTTATTCGATGGATTGAGAACAATCTCAATGAATATCTTAATAAGCTATTAAAGACAAACAAGAAGGACTATGTGATTGCGGTTGATACTGATTCAAACTATTTGAACCTGGGTGGATTGGTCGAAAAGTTTCTGAAAGACAAGACACCGAATGAAATAGTCAATGCATTAGATAAGATGTGCAAAGATAAACTCGAACCATACATTGACTCGTGCTTTGCTGATCTTGGTAATCATACTAATGCCTATACAAACTTCATGAAGATGAAGCGTGAGTCGATTGCCAACAAAGGCATATGGACAGCAAAGAAGCGATACATTCTTAATGTCTATGACAATGAAGGTGTGCGCTATGCTGAACCTAAGTTAAAGATGAACGGCATCGAAGCGGTCAAGTCGTCTACTCCTGCATCATGCCGAGAGAAGATTAAGCAAGCATTGAAGTTAATCATGGAGACCGATGAGGAAACATTACAACAGTTTGTCATGAAGTTTCGTCAGGAATTTCAGCGAATGCCGTTTGAAGAGATTGCTTTTCCTCGTGGGTGTCGTGGCATGTCTGAGTATCGTAGCAAAGACGATATCTACAAGAAGGGCACACCTATTCATGTGCGTGGAGCATTGCTGTATAATTCGCTTCTAAATAAACATAACCTTACTTCAAAGTATCCTGTCATTCAGGAAGGTGAAAAGGTCAAGTTTTGTTATATGAAAGTGCCTAACCCACTAAAAGAAAATGTACTTGCCGTATCGACTGCATTGCCCAAGCAGTTTGGATTAGCACAGTATATTGATTATGAAACACAGTTTGAAAAGGCGTTCCTGGATCCCATGCGTATTATTCTCAACGTGATTCATTGGACACCAGAAAAGCTAGCAACCCTAGAAGGATTTTTCTTATGAGTAATAAACCCGTCACTGACATTGGCGACTTTGACTTTGGATTCACTACACACACAACAGAAGAATTACAAGCACCCGCCATTGCCGCTGTTGCGACTACAATTGATAATCTTCTTAAGGCAATTGAACCTTTACTAAACAATTTAGAAAAAGACGCTGATAAGAACGATACAATCTATTGGCCCAATCGTAAACAAAAAATCGCTGAGTTTAGACAGAAACTTAATAAGATCGCAGGAAAGTAATAATGAATCAATATGCACAACTGGCAGCACTGCGAGAAGAAGAAATTGACGGCGTTAGCCCATGGGTTTGTGTTGGATCAGACTCTGCTGCCTGGGAAGGAGTCAAGAAGGATTGGATAGAACATCATAAAAAAACATATTTGGAACATGTAACAGATTGGTCTGTTTGTGTGCAAGCTGGAGGGTGCATGGGTGTACATCCTAGATTGTTATCAGATATGTTTGCTCGTGTATACACATTTGAACCAGATCCGCTTAACTTCTTTTGTTTATCTGTAAATTGTCAAAAGAATAATATCATTAAGATGCAGGCAGCTCTAGGACATGAAAACAAACTAATTACAGTCAGTGATAATGTGCCCAATAATGCAGGTATGAAAACAATCGATGATACGCAAAGACTAATTCCCATGCTTACACTAGACTCATTTAATCTAGATGCTTGCGGATTTATTCAATTAGATGTAGAATATTATGAATTGAATGTGCTTAGAGGTGCTATCAAGACAATTGAAAAGTATAAGCCAGTAATATCTTGTGAATTGGGATTGATTTCATATTTTGATAATGTTAAGCAAAAAGGCCTAAGTCATGGCGGGAATTTATTACATGACAACACACTAGAAGCAGATTTATTAAAGTTATTAAAACCTTTTGGGTATAAAGCTGTTGCTAAAACAGGAGAATGTAACCAAGACGTAATTTTTAAAGTTGTTTGATTGACAACACTGCATCACATATGTTACAATAAAGAATATTCGTTCATGGATTAGGAGATAGTATGAGTATTTTGGAAAAGTTAAAAAAGACATCTACGATTAAAGAATCTGATGTTCTTTCTGACTCAAAGTTTTTTGAAAAGAAAGATATGATTCCCACATCGATACCTATGCTCAACGTAGCATTATCAGGTCGACTAGATGGTGGGTTGGTTCCTGGCATGACTATGTTCGCAGGTCCATCAAAGCACTTTAAGACAGCATTCTCTTTGATGATGGTCAAAGCGTATATGGAAAAGTATCCAGATGCGGCATTGTTGTTTTATGACTCAGAGTTTGGTGCGCCAGGCTCTTACTTTGATACGTTTAAGATTGATACAAAGCGTGTACTGCATACTCCCGTCACTGATCTAGAACAACTTAAGTTTGATATTACTAATCAGATCAATGCTATTACTCGTGGCGATCATGTGATCATCGTTATCGACTCAGTAGGCAATCTTGCTTCGAAGAAAGAAGCAGAAGATGCATTAGAAGGTAAGAGCGTAGGCGATATGACTCGCGCTAAGCAAATCAAATCATTGTTCCGTATCGTCACACCGCACTTGACAATTAAAGACATTCCGCTTATTGTTGTCAATCATACCTACATGGAAATGGGAATGTATCCTAAGGCGATTGTTGGCGGCGGCACTGGCCCGTACTACTCTGCTGATAACATCTTTATTATTGGTCGTCAGCAAGAGAAAGAAAATAACGAACTCAGCGGATACAGTTTTATTCTTAACGTCGAGAAGTCACGCTTTGTACGAGAGAAGTCAAAGATTCCATTGAGTGTATCCTTCGAGGGCGGCATCAGTCCATGGTCAGGATTGCTCGAGGTTGCGCTTGAATCAGGACATGTAATTAAACCTAAGGTGGGTTGGTACCAACGTGTTAATATTGAGACGGGTGAAATTGAAGTTAAAAACTATCGTGCTGCTGACACTGACACAAAAGATTTTTGGCTACCTGTGTTGAAGTCGAAGTCATTTAGATCATTCATTGAAAACAAGTATCTAATGGCTTCTACAAGCATCATGCAGGATTCTGAAATTGAAGGATTATATGGAGACTCAGATGATGAATAAATTTTTAAATCAATGTGCTGTTGCTATAGCAACTTTGTGGTTGATTTTTGGTGTCGTATTTTGCTTCGCAACACCTTTCATTGCATGGCACTTCATTGTCAAATACTGGTGATCGATGTCTAAAGACTCTAAATTATATAGACAAGGAATGAAGAATGGCAATTGAAGATATTATCTTTTCGCATCTATTAGAAAATGAAACCTATAGCAGAAAGGTTGTTCCTTTTCTTAAGAACGAATACTTCCAATCAAGAACAAATAAAATTCTATTTGAATTGGTTGACCATTATATTAAGACCTATCACAAGATTCCTACGAAGGAAGCACTCAGCGCGAAGTTACAAGACCTTGACAATCTATCCGAGGACGAGTTCAAAGGGTGTGTCGAGTATTTGACAACACTCAAAGCAGATCTAACAACCAGCCTTGATTGGCTTGCTGATGAAACAGAAAAGTTTTGTCAAGAGCGTGCTGTTTACAATGCAATCATGGACTCTATCAAGATCATTGATAACAAAGATGCAAAGCGAGGTAAAGGATCTATTCCTGATATCTTGACCGAAGCATTGAGCGTGTCCTTTGATACAAACATCGGACACGACTTCATTGAAGATTCTACGTCACGCTTTGATTTCTATCATACTCGAGAAGAAAAGATTGAATTTAATTTAGAATACTTTAATAAGATTACCAAGGGCGGCTTGGCAAAGAAAACACTGAATATTATCCTGGCATCTACGGGTGTTGGTAAGACAATGTTCATGACCCATTGTGCAGCACATCATTTAACGCTAGGTAAGAATGTCCTGTACATTACGATGGAAATGTCAGAAGAACGTATCGCTGAGCGTATTGATGCAAATCTGATGGACGTGACTATTGACGAACTAAAAGAACTGCCTCGTGATTCTTTTGATAAGAAAATTAATCGTATCAAAGGTAAGACAACAGGCAAGTTGATTGTTAAGGAGTATCCAACAGCAGCAGCAGGATCTTCACACTTCAGACATCTACTACAAGAACTGCGTATCAAGAAGTCCTTTAAGCCAGATATTATCTATATTGACTATCTAAACATTTGCTCGTCTGCACGAATGAAAATGGGGGGTTCTGTCAACAGTTACATGTACATTAAGGCAATAGCAGAAGAACTACGCGGTTTAGCGGTCGAGTTTGATGTACCCATTATCTCTGCAACACAAAGTAACAGAGACGGTTATAACTCGTCGGACATCGGATTGGATAATACATCAGAATCCTTTGCTCTACCAGCGACTGCTGACTTTATGTTTGCTTTAATCTCTACAGAAGAATTACAGGATCTTAATCAGATCATGGTGAAGCAATTAAAGAATAGATATGACGATCCGTCTATCAATCGTCGGTTTGTTATCGGAGTGAACAGAGCTAAGATGAAGTTCTATGACGTTGAGCAGTCAGCCCAGAAGGATATTCTAGATGGACCGGCCCAACATAAATACTCCGGTAGCACCTTCTCAGACGGCGGCTTTACTACAAAGAAAGCTAGTAGAAAGGATTTTTCTGAGCTTAGGCTTGACTAACTACTTGAATTTAATAATGAAATAAAAATACTTGACATTAATTCACAGCTAATCTAATATGACAATAACATTGGGAGTTGTACATGCATATAGAGATCGACTGTAAAGTATCAAAGAAGGGCGAGGCAGAACTTATTCGTGCCGCAAAGTTCTTTGGAAAAACATTACTAACTAAAGAAGAATTCGATGACGTCCAGTTAGAAATTGCCGTAACAAAGAACCTTAAAGGCTGTAAAGGGTTCTGTGAAGTGCTAGATGACGGCCGTGATCCACGACTATTCCGTATTGAGATGAAGGCAGACATAGCAGGTGAGATGATGTCTACGCTTGCTCATGAGATGGTTCACTTGAAGCAATATGTCAAGAATGAGTTGTTTGACTGCAGCAATGGTATCACAACCAAGTGGCACGGCAAATTGCTTAACGTAAAAGATTCTGACTACTTTGACTTTCCATGGGAGATTGAGGCCTATGGCAAGGAAGTTGGATTGATTCACAAGTACTATCGTAAGTACAAGAAACTGTTAGTCAACAAGAAAAGTATTTTCCCCGTTAAATAAACTATATTTTATTATGACAATGCATCTTGAAGGTCCGTGGTTGACCTCTACCTCTACTCGTCGCCGTGCAACCAAAATGACTAAGGCACGGCGTGAGCGTCTCGAACTAGGCCTAGTCGAGCACAATAAATTTCTTAAAAGTATTCATCAATCTAAGATGACGTTTGACCAATACATGAACTACGTAGAAGGTAGACACAAGCGACAGGTATCTATGCCTATCAAGAAGGTTGAGCCTTATCGGCGTGAAACCAAACACATTCCTAGTTTAAATTCGCAGGTATCATCAGATGCTTGTGGTAAAAAGAATGTGACCATGTATACCGGCGACAAACTTCTTGGTATCGCCATCATGCATAAAAGCAATCTGGTTCCAATCTTTAGCACAGAAGAGGCATCAGACGTTGCCAGAATGAGGCGCGGGTAATAAATATTGTTGCAGGGTCTGGCTAAATGCGCTAGCAGCAGGCCGATGAGGAAACTGGAGGAATACTCTGTATTCTGAATCAATAATGCAATCCTCACGGCGTAGTTCTGGGAACACTGCGGCACCCCGGCAAGAAAATCTTGCACCCTGCACCTAACTGCTTGATTTTAAAATGATTAAAGTTCTTGCATTTAATAGCCTCTTTTGTTATTATTAATACATGATGAATAACAAGGCAAAGCAGATGACTAGTTTCAAGAAAGAAAATTTCCGTAAAAGCGGAATATACCTCCTCTATGTGCTGGACGAGACTCACGGCATGTATAACCCACACAACAAGTACCGCGGCGAGTTTGTAGCCCGCTTCAAATATCAACGGGGTGCAGCTGGAACGTTTCAGACCTTCCTGATCAAGAACTTCACCGTAGAAGAATACTTCAGCCGCTTGGCGGCGCATGAGGCTCCTCTAGCGATTCTGCAGAGCAAGGGTTACATTCTTCCCCACATTAAGAAGTGGTTGAAAGAGGGCGGTTATCCGGTGACTCCAGAAGGTTACAAGCAATTT